TGGTATGCCTATCACCCAGAACATTCGTAAGTTGTGGACTAAGTACGGTGTATAGTTTCTGGATCCACCTAGTAGCATTCTTCCAAGTTGTCGTGATGAATTGTATTCAACCTGTCAACTGGAAGTATTGCTATCGGGTGGACCAGTGGTTGATCCCAGATCTTGTAGAGGGATACAAATTATGGACTGGAGAAAAACATCCTTATTCGCATGAAAAAGAATACTTACAAAACTTACCTCCCTCTAAATAGTTAGATGGGAGGTTTTTTTGTATGAAGGCAGGAGATTTTTTCCGATATGGTGGGCGGTATCTTGATCGTATGGATACCCTATTTGATAAAGCATTGGGACGCAATGGAAAAGAAAATCGTTTCTTGACTGATATTGGTATCGTTGAGATGGCAGGATTTACTGTAACCTGCAAGGATGCTAGTGGCAAGTATAAAACTTCTCCTTTTCAAGATTTCAATGACATCAGAGGAAATTCTGGAAAAGAAACTTCTGCCAAGATGTTGCTGGACAATGTTTGTAGGCAAGGTCTTCGTGGTAAAAATAATATAGAATTTACTTGTAACTTTCCTGGAGGAAAGGGTGTATCTAGAAGAGTAACTTCAATTGATCTTTACTTAGACCTAGAAGATTTTGTAAAGACTGCCGAGTTTGGTGGTCAGCAGAAAGGTGGTAAGAAAGTCAACATGGGAAATCAGTATGAAGATGATTTGACAGAAGCTTTGATTGATTATTGTAATCAGCAGAAACCTAAAAAGTATGAGGATCACGTCAACATTATTGTTGCTGCTATGATCGAAAAATATGGAGAAGCACCAACCTATGCATTGGGTGAAGGTGGGAAAAATCAATCAAGACCTCTAGCAAAAAAAGGTGGGAACATTATTATTTCTGCTGGTGGAGCAGCTACTAACAACATAGGATCTACTCTTACAGATATCACATTGACTGTTGCTGGCAAACCTGTATATCTTTCTGTAAAATTTGGTAGCACGTTATCATTCTTCAACTGTGGTGTTCGTAGTAGTGGTAAAGGAAAACTTGCATTATTCCCAGAAGGGAAATTGAAGAGTGGTGAGATACCTGATGATGGGAAAGAATATCTAGATATGTTTGGTATTGATTATCAAAAGTTCTTAGATGTCTTTGCTAACTATGGAAAAAGTCCTGGTCCAACAGTGGAAAATCATATTACCAATACTCCGTTGTCACCTTCTGGGAAGCAGGCGCTGGTAGATTTGATCAAGAGTGGAGTTGGTTATGGATATTGGATGTGTCACTATACTGGAACAGAATTGAAGTTTTATGAAATTGACCAGAACTACATGAACAAGGCTGCTAGATTGATTGGAAACTCAGTGGAAGTCAACTACGGCGGTGCCTCTGGAACTGGTAAGCGTATTGACATGATCTTTGAAACTCAGTTATATGAGTTCAAGTTCAATATCAGGAACAAGAGCGGTGGTGTTTATCCCACGCACACCAATGGAGACTACACTAAAAAGTAATGGCAAACATCAAACAGCTCAAGCACCTAGAACACCTGGAAGATGAGATGCTAAACTATGGCGTCGAAGGATGTATGGCAGCGGTATCTTTTTTGAAGGAACTTCGTAAGATGCTCGGACATCAAGAGAGCAGCGGTTTTATGCAAACTAAATGGGATGGTGCTCCTTCTGTCATTTGTGGCACAGATCCTCAGACAGGGATGTTTTTTGTAGGAACAAAGTCTGTTTTTAATAAAACAGATCCCAAACTTTGCTACAGTGAAGAGCAAATTGATGGGTGGTATGAAGGAGATCTTGCAGAAAAATTGAAGTTCTCTCTGCGTTATTTTTCTCAGTTGAATATTCAGGGAGTTGTTCAGGGAGATCTCCTCTTTACTTCTGATCTTAAAAAGGAGAGGGTTGATGGAGAACAACTCTATACTTTCAGACCCAACACAATTACTTATGGTATTCCTGTTGATCATCCTATTGGAAAAAAGGCAGGCAGAGCGAAGATCGGAGTAGTATTTCATACACATTATACTGGTGATGTAATTGCTGACATGCAAGCAAGAGCTGGCGCTAAAGTTGACGGATCTGATGATGCTTTAGTAGTACAGAATGACACTCCTATGCATAGAGTTGGATTTTCTCGTGCAGAAATGAGTAAGTTTGATCGTTATATCTCTAAGATCGAACGTATGTGTCAGATTTGTGGTCCTTTTTTAGACGAATTAGTTGTTGCTAGTGGTAGCACGGGCGATGCTAAGTTTCATATTTCTACCTTCCTAAAACCATTCTTCAATAACGAGATTAAAAATGCTCGTAGCATCTCTAACATTGATGAAACAATGTATGACATGCTTAACTTCTATGAGGAGAAAACAAATAAAGAACTTGCCAAGATCAAGACAGTTGCTAACTTGACAAAGAAAAGGAAATTGGTATATGACAGTCAGAATTATGTTGTAGATAATGTCTATAAGTTCAAAGCAATGCTTGCACTGTATAAGGAACTACAGGCAGTCAAGCAAATGGTTATAGATAAACTGGACCACCTGGAAGAGTTTAGAACATTCGTTCAGACTGATAAAGGATATAAGGTTACAACTCCTGAGGGATATGTTCTGCATAAAGATGGCAGCATGATCAAGTTTGTTAATCGCTTGGAGTTTGCATATAACAACTTTACTCTTCAGAAGCAATGGCGTTAAACTGTAATACCTGTTATTTTACTTTTGGTAGATTTCAACCACCTACTACTGGTCATGCTGAAAACTTTGCTGGTGTGAAACGTGAAGCAGGTTCTCATGACTATCGTATCTACATCTCACAGACTGTGGATAAGAAAGGTAGCAATCCTCTTCCACCTGATCGCAAGAAGTATTACATGGATAAGATGTTCCCAGAACATCGTGGTAAAATATTCTCTGGACCCAAACAACCTGTCGAAATTATGCAAGATCTCATGCTTGCAGGATACAATGAGGTTGTCTTTTTGGTAGGATCTGACAGGGTTTCTGCCATGCAGTTCCTCCATAAATACAACGGAAAAGATTTTTCGTTCAGAAAGATCGAGATTAAGTCTTCTGGAAGTAGAGATGCTGACGGGGACACTTTTGCTATATCTGGAACAAAGATGAGAAGGGCAGCAGCTGCTGGAGACTTCAAGTTGTTTCGTTCTGGTATTCCCAGAGCATTAAATGATCGTGATTGTCGTGCTCTCATGAATGAGATTGCGGTAAACTTGCCTAAAGATTATAAATGAAAGATTTCAAAAAACTACGAGAAGAAGCACTACGCCAACAGCAGAGACAGCAGCATGTCTTTCGTGAGGGTGATGCTGTAATGTCATCACGCACGGGAGAGAAGGGACATATCCACAGGATTGGTGGTAACTATGCCATTGTTATCTCTGAGGAAGGCAATATGTTCCGTGAGTGGATCAAGAACATTAGATCTATAAATAATACGAGAAGAACGTCCTTACTAAACGATGAAATATCAGAAGCCAGTTAATAACGTCAACAGCAACGACGAATTTTCGTCTGGGTTGATGGAAGCTTATGGTAGATGGATGGGAGGGGACACCTTCCAGAACACTACTCCTGTAGATCTACAACTTTCGGAAGCACCTTTCGATGGTATGGATCCTCAGTCAAATGGTGCTGAGATTGAAGACACCACTAAGCGTAAGAAGACCGCTAAGAAGGGTGGATACATCGGTCAGGAGAGTGCTCCTAAGAACGAAGAGACTGAAGTTCTTGAGCGTGAAGAGTATGAGATCGATGGACAGATCTATGTCATCGAGAAGAAGAAAGGACTTGACGGCAAGGCTTGCTGGAAAGGATACAAACTTGCTGGCACCAAGATGAAGGGTGGCAAGACTGTTGACAACTGTGTCAAGGCAGGCGACGAACTAACCCACGATGGTGAGGAACTAACAGAGAAGAAACTAGATCCCGTCAACCATGCTGAACTCAAGGGCAAGCATTCTGAGCGTAAGGATAAGGACATCGACAACGACGGAGATGTAGATAAGTCTGACAAGTATCTCCACATGCGTCGCAAGAAAGTCAGCAAGATTATTGCTATGAAGGGTAAAAAATGAAGACATTCAAACAACTCCGTGAAGAGTGTGATTGTAAAGACAAAGCACGCAAATCAAAGAAGAAGGGGAATGTAGAAGTCATGCCTACCATTGATGATGGTAAGAAGGGTATGACAACACAGGTCAATAATGAGAGCGTTAAGTTTGCTGGTAACTATCAAGGTCCCTTGTATGCAAGACATCCTGATCTCGTCATCGCAGAGAAAGCAGTCTCCAAAAAGCAGCAAAAATTCATGGGTATGGTCAGAGCTGCTCAAAAGGGTGAGGGCGCGTCGTCGCCTGAGGTTGCCAAAGTTGCTTCCAGCATGAAAAAGAAGGATGTAAAAGACTTTGCTTCTACTAAGCATAAAGGACTACCAGAGAAAAAGAAAGAGAAGAAATAAATAGTATAGATCATTATGCACTATACTCATGCTCTCATTTCTACTTCCCCTTGCGGCTAAGATCGTCAAGGATGCCGTTGCCAAAGTTCCCGACAACGAAGAACTAGGAGAAAAACTAGTTGAAATCTGTATTCTCGTTCTAGAGAAAGCAGTCAAACTAACCAAGACTGATATGGACGATAACCTTTTAGAGGTTGTCAAGAAAGCAATCGCTGCCCGTGAAGAGGAGTGATAGTGAGGGGACGCAAGTCCCCTTTTTATAAATAAAAATTAGGAAAATAGTTTATCAACTGGAGTACGTATCCATGTCCCTGTATAGTCGTGCTGAAACGCAAGCACAATCGATTAAAGTTCTAAACACAACTGAGAAGGCTTCCGTTGCCAAGTATGAATCTGACGGGACCCTTGTAGCACACGATGGCAATACCAATGCTACCTCTGGTGCTGAAGGTAATGCTGCTATTCGATCAAGAGTTGTATTCATC